CAAACTCCCAGCCCCATATCCGAGTCCGGCACCCTTTAGCCCTGCTGTTAGATAATCGGAACTATCGCCCCCAGAGACCACTGTTCCGCCCATTCTGCCAAGGCCGCCTCCAACAGCCGCACCGGCTGGTCCACCAAGAGCAAATCCTGCCGCTGTACCAATCGCGGTTCCTATATTTTTGGGAGTAAAAACCTTACTTATTGAGCTTCCCATCTCGATACCTCCTTTTCCATGTTCGTTGAAATAACCTTGAACCCGTATTTTGATTTTAATAGTCTTTTCATGCTTGGCTTATCTGCTTCGCTTCGTATCTTATCTATCTTGTTTTCTCTTGCCCATTCTTCTATGCGCTTCATAAATAGTTCGGCTATTTCCTTATTCTTTTTTTCATGCCATACTCTGTAAATACGTATCTCGCTGAGGTACTTTATTTTGGACTTGGTTAATGCCGCGATAGCATAGCCGACAAGTTTTTCTCCCTCATAGATCATGAACACCTTAAATTCATATTTGGTGTAAAGTTGTTTTCCATTCAGCTCCCCATCAATCCATGTGAGTTTATCCCTGAGCGACATTCCAATAGTCTCACCTCTTAAAAGTTCAACTTCGATGGGGACGATTTTCATTATTTCGCCAATGTCGGTTACTTCTCTAATCTCCATACGGGTTAAATCCCACCTCCCATGGCTCGTATATTTTCAGATCAACAGAATCAGCGCAACTCAACCCCAATGAAAAACTGTACCCCTGCCACTTTGGTAACTGTTTCCTTGCTCTTTTTCTGGTGGATTCGTTAAGGGTTATGGTAGGTGTCTGCGCTGTACTGTCTGCATAGATAGTCAGAGTAACGTCTTTTCCCCCTGTGTCTATATCGTAATATAGATAGTCGGTTTCCTTCTGGTGAGTGATGTCTTTCATTACTCTGTCGCCGGTCTGTAATGACGTAACAATGGTGTCTGTCGTGGCGTCTTCATACTGATACCCGTCAGATTTCCCCATGTATTCAATCCCGGTAGGTTTATGGTACTGATAAGCGGTAGGGATAAAATCCCTGTGGTACGCCTTTACTTTCGGGTAAGTTGCAAAGTCAAGTATCAAACACCGGTTTAATGTTGTTCCCGAAGTTGGATAAACGAAGAAATATCGTCTTCCGTCAAACTCCGCGAAACACGCGCTTTCCGTTCCGATGTCTGAAAAGAACGAGTTTTTAAGAATATCTTTTGTTATGTTCTTGCTTACAGTCCCGTCAAACATATAAATTCCGTCGTACCACAAACCCAGAATACCGTACTTAGTGGCCTTGACGGTGTGTTTGTTGGTGACTCCCTCTTCAGCAAAGGTCTCTCTTATTGACCACGTTGAGGGGTCTGTGCCTTGTAACCTGTACCATGTATTCTGATCGGAAAGATAGACCTGATTCCCCCAACTTGCGAGTGAAACAAGGTCTTCGCCTATCCTTGAAATCAAGGTGCTGTTTGCAGCAGGAAAGGCAAAGGGGATACCAGCTTCAGACCAATAAAGGTATTCTTTGGATATTAAAAAGACGCGGTTCATATAGTCCACAACATCGGTTATCTCTGAAGGAGGAGGTTCGTAGGTCGTGGTTCCAAGTATTGTACCCAGAAGCAAGGTAGCGTCTGCCACGTTGTCGCTGTACGTTGTGTCCGTGTTATTGTCTATCGTTGCCACTAAATAAGTGTCTGCAAGGGTTGTGGAGTATCTATACAGCTTCCTTTGGATTTTCAAATCAGTCCCAGAGTAAAGACACTTCTGGATGTTGGACCACTCTATTTTCTGGCTGGATACGGTTACTGATCCTGCGGGAGAGGGTCCGGTTTCATATGTCCTTCCGGTTGGAAATTTAACCTTAAACGTATAATACAATGTATAAGTGTCGCTTGGGTTGCCGGTTGCCCCCGCTGTTCCTGTCGGAGCATCGGTAGGGTTGTCAACGCCCCAATCATAGAGATTACCATTAGCAATGGCCTTATTGTCAATGCCGTTAGTTATTAGTGAAAACTCTTTATGATCCGCAACCCTCCATCTGTTACTAGATGAAAGAGTGCCAAGTGTCGTGAAATCTCCATTTTCCGGTATGTACTGGTCGCAATACCCGTCCAGGTCCCATTTGCGCCTTACGTTATTTGCATCTCCGGCAATGACGTTATTCATGTAACGGCGTATTGTGTGAATTGAGCTTAACGCTGTTGTGTTTACCTTACTTTTACAAGGACGAGGTTCCAGGACTCCATCAGTTTCAAAACTGAATCCAGAACAGCTTACGAGTTCGCCATCACTAAGCAGTAACGGAGAACGCTTTGTTATGATACCATTACCAAAACTAAACAGTTCTATCATGGCAATTCCTTGTAATAGGGAAAGTCTCGTTGCCACCCCCACACTGCTGATTTAGACCTTAACTCCTGTCCCGCAAGCGGTCTTTTACGGCGATTGATATACGTCTGCACCCCGTCATTAAATTCCTTGAATAAAAGTTGGGATCGTTTATACTCTGCGCTGTCTTCGGGAAGATCTGAAAGAAGTTCTGCCGCAGCAAACGCCGAAATGATCTTGTTCGATTCTGGTGGAATTTCAGTCCTCTGATGGGGCATACGGTAATACTCAATCAATATGTTCCCGTCAGAAACTTCCGCATCAATCAATTCTGTGTCACTTGAAGACAAGACATAGGTGTCCGCGCTTCCGTAACGTATAACCCGTCCAAAGTCTGTACGTTCACTGTATAACGGGCATATCCACGTTACCTCTGAGGCATTGGCGTTAGAAAACGTAATCGCTGAACCATCTGTGTCCGGCAGGGTATAAACACCAAGGACGTCGCCTTTACCGTGTTTCCGGTCAACATAAATCCTTGACGGTGTTCCGGTTGCGTTTCTCCAGTCTGATATTTCATCGTTCAGCTTTTCGGGGGTCGTGACTGCTAATTCTTTATAGCCGTTAGTAAGTGTGGACTTGTAGAAATACGCCGCCATCAAATCTATAAAGTCTTCCGGCAGACGATACACCCGTATATTTTTCTTGAGTTGTATTATGGCCCACGTTCTCAAGCATTTGGTAAGCCTTACAAACTCTTCTTCGGCACGTTCTATTCCATCGTCTATCCAGTCGTAGTTGTCCGTTTCACTGGTAGAACAGAAGCGGGTAGTGTCGCTTGCCCTTAGACGCCGTAACGTAAGTGCTCGATGTTCCGCAAGGGTATAAGTAGGCATCTTACCTCCCTAGTCTATATAGACATATATGCTTCCCGCTTCGATATTTTCAATCGCACCTATCGAAAGACCGTTCACTACCTTTAACCCGCTTGCGAATTGTTCCCGAAGGTGTGAATCCTTCCCACCGATTCCCCGCAAATCAACAACCCTGGAGTTGTTATAGGTGCTGGATACGTTCTTTGATGGGTATTCAAGACTAGATGAGGGATAGGCCATATTGGCTGAATTATCCATGAGCAACAGCCTTGAATCGGCATTGGGATTATCTACTGCCACTTTAATATCCCTTATCGTGAACTTTCCCTCTTTAATAGGCAGAGCGTATCCACCTTTACATAATATCGGTTGCATTTGGTCCTCCTATTTGCTTAATCGTCCGACAACTGTGCCGGATGTGTACCCGCCTGTTTTGACTCCGAACCTGTACTGAACATCAGGTTCAGGCTCGTTGCCGACAAACTCACCATTAGACGTAAAACTTTCCACGTCTCTCCATGTAGTACCACCGTCGTAAGCTCTCTGAACATACACGGTAGCTGCCCACGTCCCACTGAGCGAAAAGTTGAAATCACCCCTGATCTCTGCTGAATCGCTGTAAGTATCTTCGGCACTTATGCTTTTTGTTATTACCATCTCAAACCTCCTCTGGTTTCAGGCTCTTGTCGTCTATCCAAACATCGTACTGAGGTTTTCCAAACCTTACTTCATGGTACTTGACACCCCACTGAGTTAATTGGTTTCTTGTTACCTCGCCCCAATCTATTCCCGTTGTAGAACCCCTCGAAGTCCAATAGATTACTTTATGGTTGTCATAAAGCCTGTTGACCTTCTCGATTCTATCGGGCATAGGTTTTGCATCAGCGTAATTCTTTTCCTGTGTGCATATAGTGTTGTCAATGTCTATAAAATACGTCATCGCCTTAACTTCCCTATAATCGGCAGTTCTGAATCGTAAATGCGTTTTGTACCGTCTCCCATTGCCTTATCAACGCCACGTATATATTTTATCAGTTTGAACACTCCCTCCGGCTCAATGGAAGATGCCTGATCTGAACCGTACATTGAACGATCAAGGGTAATATGAAACTCTACTACTTCCGCACCTAGCGCACACGCAATAGGCATGTAAATGATGCCTGGGTTGTGGTTTGAAAATCCGATCTTCACCCCCCGGTAGCGTTCCTTCATCATTGGGATACAGTTCAGGTTTAGTTCTTCAGGCTTTGACGGATACGTGGATGTGCAATGAAGGATGGAATGTATGTTTTCCTTCCCCAAAATAGTTACTGCTGAATCCACCATATCAATCGTACACATGCCAGTACTCAGGATAACCTTTTTGTTGTACCGAATGCACTTTTCAAGAAACCCGACGTTTGTTGTCAGGGCTGACGGTATCTTGATAAACTCGCAATTCGTGCCGACATAATGTAAACTGTTCTCGTCCCACGGCGATATGAGCATTCCGATCCTATCGTCACAATACCTAAATAGGTCTCCGTACTCTTCATCGGAAAACTCTAATCCCGCTTTTTGTTCTCTCGTTGTCGTACCCCACGAGCTTTCGCGGGGTTTGTCCAGCTCCTCTTTTGAGTACACAAGGTCAATGTCCCGTTTCTGGAACTTGACATAATCGCACCCAGCCGAGCACGCCATGTCAATGAGCTTCTTGGCGATCTTCAAATCTCCGTCATGGTTGATCCCTATTTCTGCTATTGTGATGACCGGCATACGTTTCTCCTTGTAGCCGATCTAAGATGGGCGAGATTAGTTGCGGGTGGTCTTAAAGACGAGCCTGATTTAATTTATAGGTTGGTTCCGCTTACGTCTATGTAAACCATTACGAACTCAACCTCTCCTGCGGTAAGGGTCGTTAAGCTACCACTTCCAACCCTGAATGTCGCTATAATGTCCTTTGCGGAAGTGCTTATCATTTCATGTTCAAGTCTGGCACAATAACCCGCTTTGGCTTGAGCACCACCACCAGAGGTATCGTGTCCGGGAATAAGCTCGCTTACTTTGTTGATGGGGTGTTTTTGTATGTATAGTTCAGTGTCACCTAATATACCAAGTTCAACAGTAGGGTGCGTAAGCCCCGCAAAGGCTGTTACCACCCTTCCGTAAAATCCCACAGGGTAGGCGTTGGCTGGTAGATGGAAAACTGGAGCGGTATGTGACGAACCGGACGGTTCAAGCTGTATCCGTACCCCTTTGGCTTTTAATACTGGCGTAAATAAGTTTGCTGTCGGCATTTCAGTCCTCCCAATAATTACAGTTTTTACAAGGGGCAAAGAACGTACCCATTTCCTGCTCTCTGTAAATCATTTTATTAAACTTCCACGCTTCTTCTATCGAAGAACTTTTAACATGAAGCGGGGTCATTTCTCGTTTATAGTCCACACAACATAAAGAATAGTACCCGTCCCATGTTATTGCCATGCTCGTCAATAACTTGGAACACGGCTTGAGGGTTTTTCTTGAATCAGAATCAGTCCACTCATGAAGCTGTCTGCGAATAACCCTGTCAGCTTGTGGTAAATCGTCTCTATCGCCATAGACCTTGATCTGTGTAATGGGTTTTCTGGTTCCTTTATACCCCATGAAGGCTTCAATGCTCTCGTAAGGAATTTTGTCACAAACCGATATAGTCAACAAATCTAACCCCGATTCGACTATCTCTTCTTTCTTCTGGTCAAGCAGTATCCCGTTTGTGGCAAAGTGTACAAAAAATCCCATGTCTTTGGCATATTTAATCATTTCCCCAATCTGAGGGTGCATAAGGGGTTCGCCATCTTTATGCAAATTCAGTTCGGGTCTAAATTTAACACACTCGTCAACAAGCCTCTTGAACAAATCAATATCCATATACCCCAGAGGAATGATGTCTTTCTTGTATCTATCCCTCATCGGACATATAGAACATGCCTTATTGCAGTGACTCGTTACTTCAATGTTGATCTCTTCCATCTTTATCCTGCGGCAACTCTTGTTGGGCACACTCCAGGTACACTATCGTCCCTTTTCCGGGAATATCCAACGCCGCCCTGAATATCATGCTTATTTCTTCTAGACTGCACTTTTTGTTTACGTTGTAAGAGCAGGTCACTACTGGACAATTTACTTCCATCTTCTTTTCCTTTCATTAAGAGAATCGTAAAGCTCGATTGTGATTGCGCCAGGCTTGGCTGACCACACACAAAACCAGCTTCAACCATCTTTTCGGTCCACCATTCCACGCCCTTAATACAGATATGCGGCTCGCTGTCATCGTGCGGCATTTTATATCTTGCGGGTTTCAATGCAACGGTGAATAAAAATACGTTACTCCCGACACGGTAGATTTCTCTTAATACGTCCAGCACACCCTCTTCCGGTATGTGTTCCATTACTTCCGTGCAGACAACGAAATCAAACATGCTGTCGGGAAACGGTATCTGATCTGCTGAAGCCACCTTACAGAATTTAGTGATGTTCGCCATGTCCCAATACTTAGCGGCTGGTTCAGCTATGTCTATTCCATACGCCTCAATGCCTTCATTACGACACATTGCAACGCCTGCGCCTAATCCGCAACCTACATCTAGGACAGTTCTTATCTTTGACAGGTCGTATAAGTCAAATACCTGCTCCCATATCATCTGACCGTTCTTTGCAAGATAGTGACCTGTTCGATACGCGGCATTGTAGCGTATCTGTTCCCTCACCCGCCAATCAGTCTTTGCGGCTTCGGCTTTTACGAAGGCATCTTTTACCCGTGGGATAAGTTCCGCCAATTCCATAGTTGCAATGCGACTGTTCTTTTCTGTACCGAGAAGCCCCCACGACGTGTCAATCATTGTAACCATCGGAAGGTCTATCGCCATCTTCTCAAACCACTGAATATACAGATTAAGGGGGATATTAGTGTATCTCTGTCTTCCTTTTGAATCAATCGCCCTGAATCTCATGGTTTCGTCTTTTTCCCAACAGCTTTCCTTGTCAACGTAATATCTGTCATCAAAACAGCCTTCGCTTCCCATAAGAATAAGCATACGGGCATCAAAGACCTGGTAAGCCAACACCGCCGCAGCCGTTAATGAATTGCCTCCACAGGGAATTGTTCTTCCGAGTTTTTTTCTTACCTTCGGTTTCAATTCCTTGTGAATGCTGTAATAGGGTGTCCAGATAACCTTGCCCTTCCAGATATCAACGGCTTCAGGTGCGGTAGCGTTACTGGTTATCAACGTCAGATCCTTGTTGTCGCAATCGAGATGCCCGACCAAATTTGTAGGGTCTCCGTCAAGTGCAATCACATAATCCGGCTTAACCCCTTTCGACAATAGAAACTTCAAAACACTATTTGCGGCAATCGTAATAAACTTATCGTCAAGTGTCTTCAGAAGTTCAACGTCCCGCTTCACACTTGGAGATGCGCCTATCAGAATAACCGCCTTTTCCTTGTCTCCCCTGAGCATGTTCTCGTACTTCCAGATTGAATCCTTCTTGTGTATGCGTGGGAGGTTTGTTACGGTATTGGCACTCCACAATTCAATAGGATTAGAGTTTTGGTTATGCACCTTGTTGAAAAACTTTACCGTCTGCTTAAACTGGTCTATATGCATGTGCAGCCTCCGCTAAATACCATTCAAAAGGAGAATCAACTTCAAGGCTTCTTTCCAACGGCATTACATAAAGTTTAATTTGTCCGGGATCGCCTATTCTGTTTCCGGTGTGAAGTAAAACTTCATGCGTGAACCAGTAAATAGCTCCATTTTCGAGATACCAGTCATCTCTTGTCTGACGGTTTGGCCTTTCATCAATCTTATACAAGCAGAAAGGTGATTTCCGAGTACCCATGCTCGCAACGCTTTCAACCCATCCCATTATAGGATTCCACGTTACTCCCACAACACCATCATATTTCTTTTTGATTATGTGTTTGTAGCTCTTCTTGAGGTCGTCAACCGTGCGTAACGGAGAAGTCGGCTGAAGTAGAGAAATATAATCGCAGAAATTTTCGCCACGGGAGAAGTAATCAAACAACACCTCGTCAAGAGTTGCTTCATCCGTTGCAAGCATTTCCTGACGTTCTATTGTCGTAACGCCAAGGTTCTCTCCGAGTTTCAGAATATCCTCGTCATCCGATGATACTACTATTTTGTCAAAGAGCTTTGAATCTTTAGCCTGTTCTATTGACCACTGAACAAGCGGTTTTCCGCAGAACAGCTTTTTGTTCTTTCCAGGGATTCCCTTGCTGCCTTTTCTGGCAGGAATAAATGCCACTGTTTTCATTGAGCCTCCTTTCGAGGGTAAGTGGGAGGGGATTGCTCCCCTCCCTGTTAATTTATTTTTCCTTGTAACGGACAATAAACGATGCAATGCCCGGATCGGTCTTTGCCGTTTTCAAGGTGAACCCGAGAACATCCGCAGCCAGAAACGTCTGGTTTGCCGCCTGCGTCATGGCTTTGTACTTATTCACGCAATATACGGTTGATGTAGCGGATACCGTAATTGACGCAAACGCTGTCATGGCAGCCGTGCCTGTTGAAGCCAGCCTGACAGCGGTATAAACCGCAGCCGTAGCCGGAGTACCGTTTTTGGCGCAGAATACCTTAGTAACAACCACCGTCCTCTGGAACTTCAAAGAACCGGGATTAGCCGCCCTTGTCTTAACGCCAGCTATCGCGTTGGCTGTTACAGACACACCCGTAAAATGAACATAGGGTATTGTCATTTCGTTATACACGCCCGTATTGAAAAGCGGACACAAACTTGAAAAGTCACTCATGTTTTCCTCCTATTTTTCTTTGTAACGGACAATGAAATTGGCAATGCCGCCCGCCGTCCTATCTGCCGTCTTTACTGATATACCGAGAACATCCGCAGCTAAGAAAGTTTTGTTAGATGCCTGTGTCATTGCCTTATACTTGTTCACACAATATATTGTTGATGTGGTTGATATTGTGATTGATGCAAAAGCGGTCATAGCGGCCGTGCCTGTTGAAGCCATCCTTGCAGCAAGGTAAATCAATGCCGTTGCAGGCGTTGTCTCTTTAGCGCAGTATATCTTGGTAACGACCACAGTTCTCTGGAATTTAAGAGAACCCGGACTCGCCGCCCTTGTTATACAACCTCCTAATGCGTTCATCGTGGTAGAACATAACGACATATGAACCATGGGTATGGTCATTTCGTTATATACTCCAGTATTGAACAGGGGGCACAAACTTGAGAAATCACTCATTGCAGCCTCCTACATATAAAACGGATTGCCGGTTCTCATTATACTACGCGCCTGTGCAATACCGTTGGTTAATGTTAATTGATGAATCCACGGTACGTTACCGTGCCGTGCACTCACTCCCAAAATACCAGCTTCGGTACAGTTGAAAAACCATCCTGGTAGTTTACCAAGATAATCTTCAAGAACTAACTTGAGGGACATGAACATCATGTTGGAATAAACCACATTCCCGTGAATGTCCGGTGCTGGGTATCTCTCCCACTTGTCCTTAGGGTCTTTCTTGTCAACATAGTACGGAACTTCCTTGTCCGAAAAGCTGAGTTCGTTACCGACAAAAATAAGAATCTCACACCTCAGAATTAGATAGGCGATTGAAGCCATAGAATTGTACTGGCTCATCAGAGCGTGGTATCTTATCCCGCATCCGTTTATGGGGTGATACCACTTTTCCATCTTTCTTTCTAATCCTTCAAGGGCTGAATGAATCACTATAAACTTCATGTTGCCCTTCCATATATCAAGCATGTTTCGAGAAACCGAAACACTTGATATAAGGGTGATGTCCTTTGTCTTGTCCATATCCAACCCTTCCCAGAACCTGATCTGAGCAGGGTCCGCATCAGCTATCATGTTGTATTTCGGCGTTACACCGTTTTCCAACAGGAACTTTAACCCTGACGATACGCTGCATAGTATAAAATCAGGGTCGTGCTGAATGTTCCGTAACGTATCGAGCTGTTTCCTTATTGCTGGTGAAGCACCGAGGATTATAGCCGTTTTGCCAACGTGGGCATCCTGCAAATCCTCGGCGGCCCAACCATATTTCTTAACTAAATCTCTGTTCTCTTTTGCGTTACTCAGCCACTTATCGCCAGACATAACTCCGGTATTGTCAGAAACATTGTTACAAAATTTCTTCCAATCCTCATTCTGTCCGAGATAATCAGCCTGATTCATTACCATGTTTTTCTAACTCAAACCCATTATCATCCCATGGCACGCATCGGCGTTTCGCAGATCAAGCGTGAACTGGCCTGAAAGCTGCCATTTCTCGTTTCTTCCGGTTTTCGCCATTTTCTCAATGTGCCAGTTATCACCCTTCATTGGGCGAATACTTGCTCGTGAACGGTCAAGCAGAATCAATTTGTCATCAGGAATCCATCTGTCCATAACAATGGGAATCTCTGTCCCCATATCGGTCAAGAAGAGATTTCTGTAATATCCGACCTGTCTTTCGCCCTGCTCGACTCTCCTGAGTTCGCTTTCAAAGCCGGCGATCACTCTTGCCTGTTTCGCGCCGACAACTAATATCGGGTCGGACGTTTCGTCGAGACCTCCCTGTCCCCACACAAGATAGGCAAGTGAGTTGATCCTTGTCTGCGTAAGTGCCGATGAAGATGCGTTAATAACCGTCGCATCCTCATTAGTGGTATCAAGGTCGGTGTCTCTGATGAGCTGGATTATCCCGGCCATTGTCCGAAGCTCAAGATCGCCCGAAGCCGCATTGGTTGACATATACGCCATTCCACGAACAATGGAAATATCGAGTTCCCTCTTGATTTCCATTGTCCTTCGTTTGATCTGAAGCTGAAGTTCGTTAATAACAGCCTCCATAGACATATTCTTACGGGTCTGAGTAATCTCAATCGCCCGTTCAAATATCTGCATGAAGTTCTTACGCTTGGTTCTTGCCACCGAAATATCTACACTCGCAGTGGCAATATCAGCGTAAGGCTGAGCGACTATATACATCTTGGTGTTGGCTACTGCCGCCCATACGGTTGACGCATATTTGGCAACCGTAAAGGTGTTAGTAGCTGCTATGGTAGCCGTAACCCTCAGAAGCAAAGAGGTTCCTGCGGGCTGTAGAATCGTATTGCTCCTTACCAAACGATTAAGGGTCGCAACCGACTGGCCGGACAATGTAACTGCGGTACTTGTTGACATTGAACCTACTATGTATTCAGCGTTAAGAATATCCTCAATCCAGTTGACTTCGATATTCTCTCCAGCCTTTCCCATTTTGATGTGTCCAAGAAGCTGCCTATCCGCTTTGAGTACGGCAGACAACACTTGGCTGCAATCCACTTTATCGAGTTTGTTGGCAAGGGTAGCACTATAGCCGCCCGGTGCCGACATAAATTGTGTGCTTGTCATGGTTTATCCCTCTCTTTAGGGGCCGAGGACTTTCTTAAAAAGTCCGTCAATAACCCCATCTATATCGCCTTCTGCCTCCGCTCTGCTCATCTGTGCATCGTGTGATGCCGCTACTGGTTCTGTTCTGGTCGATTGGGTAGTATCGGGCATGTAAGCATTGTTTATGTTTGGCTGTCCGGGGTCTTTCCTGATAAGTGTTCTCAACTTCTCAATATCAATGTCGTCTCCGAACAGCATACTTACCGACTTTTGTGCGTTCCTTCTCATATCTTCCGTTCTCTGCTTGTCACCAAGTTCAAAGAGCTTCTTAACTCCCGCCGGGGATGTCACGAGATTAGGATGTCGCTGAGAAAGAAGTTTTGCATATGCGTAACGGTCTTGGAACTCTTCGGGGTTTTGAAGGTTTATTTCTTCAAGTGTTGCCGCTATCTGCGCCTGTGCAATTTCCTGATGGACCTTCTGGCTCACCAACCCATTTAACTGCTCACCTGCGTTTTCGCTGTAAGGGTCAAATTCAGGTGCGGGCGGAGGTGCCTGCGTTTGTCCTAATTGCATTAACTGGACTTGCTCGCTTATGCGTTCCAGTTGTTCCCGAAGTTCCTTGTTTTCCTGCGTTACTTTTGTGTATGCACCTTGCACATTTACATACCCCGTTTCAGCGTCTTCAAGGGACTTGAACAGCTTTGCGGGTTGTTCCTTTGGTTCTTCCTTTTGTTCTTCTGGGTCTTTGTCCGGCTGATCTACAACATTCTCAAGACCAGGTACTTCCGGGAGACCTTCAGTGTTCTCTGACATTGTATCCTCCTTGGTTTTGAAGTCGGTCTAACGACGGACTTATCGAAGTTTTATCTCGGCCTTTAGAGTAATAGTGCCTATTGTACCGTTGGCTTTCGCTATCCCTATCTCCAGTGTTGACTGATAGGGTTTTAGCAGGCTTTCGATTTTAGACACGATTTCTCCAATGCCATTCTCAACTAATGCTTGCTCAGGCGTCTTCTTTTTTCTCATTCGCCTTCTCCAGCAGTTCGTTCTTCGCTTTGATAACCTGGTCAACATACTGCATAAGCAGCATTAACGCTTTTGCAGCGGCTATCTTTTCAGCATTATACTCCTCAAATAATCGGGCAACGGGGTTGCTGTGATTAAGAATATAAGCCTCTACATATCCCCATCCTTTGCCTTTGGTCATGCCTTCGAGGGCAACTCCCATCTCGATTACTTCTTCGTTGTTCAAGCCAACGTCCGGTGCGAGTATCTTCTTCCTGATGCCTGACTTCTCACTCTGTTCAAGGATCTGTCGTTTCAACTCTACGGGATTCATTTTTTCTCCTCTTTCTTCTGTTGTTTTACTCTTTCTACCAATACATCCCCTTCAGTCTTTACTCTTTCTACGGCTATCTTCCCTTCGGTTTCTGTTTTGACTCCATAGGCTACCTGTTGAAGCTGTGCCATCTGTTGCTGTTGTACCATTTGCTGCGCCTGTTCGGGCGGAATCTTGACAAGCAACTGGTCGATGTTCTTGATGTCGTTCTGTTCCAACCCCATCCTCGCGGCCTGATACCAGTTGATGTCGAACGGTTCCATATTGCTCATTGCCGCAGGTGCTACCTTTTCAAGGATTATGGCCGCCTGATTAAGTTGTTGCTGTCTGATTTCCTTGACGTGGGTCACACTCGATCCCATCGGTTTTATGAGATAGAACTTTCGTATGTCTTCTTCGGACATCCTGTAAAAACCCGCGTCCTGATCGCCTATGATGGCTTCGTATTCCTGTTGCTTCATAAACCGCCTGGTAAGCAGAATGACCCTTGTGGCAATGTTCTGCAATACTCCAAACTCCGCCAGCTTAACGGCAAGGTCTAATCGATTCATTGCGGCGTTCTGAAGTCTTATCACGGTAGTAGGTTTTTCTTCATGGGTGGGTGTCATGCCCCGTGCATAGCCAAAGAAGGATAAAGCGTTTTCCATATCATTGGCAACTACCGATTCTTCTTGATACGAGGACTGTGTAACATCGCCCTGTTCTACTGTTTCAAGGTCTGTAAGGTTTTCAAGCGGCCATATCGCACCGGGATAGTGACGGATTAAATCGTAATTTATATCCGCTCCGGCTCGCGCTTTCTGGACTTTGTTTATGATTAAGTCTATGTTATCCCTGCGGGCTGACCTGATAAGGTTTTTATCTTCCTGTAAGACTTCTAAGACTTCCGGTATTCCCATTCCAAAGATTTCCATTGGGACTGGCATGAACCGATATTGAACCACGGGCTGGTCATAGGGGAAGGGTTTGACCACCTGTTGCTCTCCTAACTGGTTCTCCATCGGTTCATTGCTGTCCCGTATGATAATTGCCCTGTCAACAAAACTGATTACATGCCCGCCACTAAAATAATGAATTATCTCAACATCGTCATCTTCGGTGCTGTAATTTTCTATACCAAGTTCAGCAAGAAGGTCTGAATGCCATTTTCGTTCGGGGTCTGTGCCTGAAAGAAATCCCCTTAATTGCTCCGTAGCTCCTTCCAGACCGTATTTATTCGCAAGTTCTTCCGCCTCTTCCTTAGACATGAACTCTCGTATAAAGACTCCCCTAGCCTTTGATATGCGCCGTGCGCCTGTAATCGGTAAAACATTCCAGAAATCAACTGCTTTTAACAGCGGACCCACATACCTATTGCCTGAAAATCTTGGATATACGCCTATATATGAAGTCCCGTAAATACACCCTTCCTTGAAAAAGTCCGTTATTTCCTCAAAAAACTCCGCGTCTTCGTGCGTAAGCTGCTGATCCAGACAGGCTTCCATCTGTCTTCCTATCTTAACGGGGTCTATTCCGGTGTACTGCATCATCATCTGAGAGGTCTGTCTGGGTATTACCGAAAAGAACGGAAGTGTACCCAAAAGGGTCTGCACCATGATAGCGGTAGAATCTTCAACAAACGCCAGAATGTCTCTTGTGCGGACCCTGTTGACGTAAGGCCAGTCTTCTTCGTTTATGGCCGAACCAAAACGGTATAGCCTGTAATGACGCTTTGCTCTTTCAAAGTAAGGACGGCAATAATCCTCGGCGGTTGTGAGCTTCTGTAAAAGCCACTTTAATTTTTCGATGTCTTTATCTTGAGGTGTCATCTTCGCTTTCCTTTAAGAGTTTCAGCATCTTTTCTATCGTGCTTTCCACACCCTTTATGTGACGGAGAAGCATTTGCAGAAGTATAATCCACTCTTTTTTAGGCATACGCTCTCCTCTGTTCGATGGCTTTGCTCATGCGAGTGCGAATCGTCTGTTCTATTTCGGCTTCTTTCTTGGGGCTTCGGTACGCCGGTTGTTCCATTGCTATATATCTTACTGTATCCGGCCAGTCTTTATATTTCTCTTCGGGTTTATCGCCCAGAGTCCTATATTGATACCGGAACATGCCCCATATAGGCCCGCCTTCTCCGCCACAACCCTCTTCTGCAAATAACATGCCGGGCTTTGCCTGTCCGATGAGGGAGGAATACTGCGACTTCAAGTATTCTCTGACTATTTTATGCCCCAAATCAACATCACCCGGAGAAGAATGCGATTCAATAATGTGGTGTATGCCCCTCTTTTCCAATTCACTGCGCCACGATTTGTTCTCGATCTGCGTTTTCTGACCGAATTTGGCGTCCATCACTACCCATGTGGGATCAGAGTACCCGTGAAGTTCTCTTCTTGACCTGATCTGCGCCACAAACTCGTCTAAATCACCCTTCAACGATAAATGATCGTAAAAATATATCCTGTGGCGTGTCTTCCCGAAAATTTCTATCTCTTCCGGTGAAATCGCACCAAATATCCAGCAGGTGGGCCGAGCATCATGGGGGTCAAACCCCTCTATCTTCATCCAGTTCTTAGGAATCGGGAAGTCTTTGTAAATATGAACGTCACGATCAAGTTCCTTGTAAACCAACCCAGACAGATGCTTCCATAGTCCCTTCTCACGGGCTTCCCTTTCTTCGGGATCAAGGGTTTTAAGGTACTCTTCTATGCCCTGACGGGGTATAAACCCCATCGTTTTATGGCATTTCGGACAAAATCGAACCGCTCTCTCGTATAAATTCTCTTCTATCGTGACATCGCAGGCTTTACACCAGTCCCGACAGTTCTCCCATATCTCGCCCCGTATAGTCCAAATCTCTGGATCTACCCCTGCCTTCAATGAAAACTGGTCGTAAATATACGGCTCCTTCAAGGGGGTCATAGTGTACCACGAAGGAGCATTGGAACTCACCTTGCCCCGCTCAGCGGCCTTGTGGACGGCTTCAGGCGGAGGCTCGTCCCAGTGTACCCAGTCGTAGTCGTTCCCCTCATACGTGTCCGGCCTCTGGTCATACGAACGTATATACGCCTTAGAACCGCATTTCTTACCGTTCGTGTCGTATGTCAACTGCACCCATACCGGAACACCAGTAGGACCAGGCTTGAATACAGGCTTGCACATCTTCGGAATCAAACGCTTTAATGTCGGCTCTATCTTCTGGGGGACCGAGTGCATCATGGTCTCACAACCAATTAAACCCTGATTAGGAACCTTGATGTCTATTCTAAAATCAGGATCGCTCTCGTCCAACCACGGACGATACCCCAACATGTGCGCTATGTCCTCTGCAATACCGCATTCGGTGTTATGATGGATCATCCACCCGGCATAATAATTGTGATATTTTTCTACTTCAAAATCATATACCTCTTGCAATGATGGAATAAGTGTGATATTTTGAATTTGAGTATGGTTATTATCATATATAGGAGTTGAAAATGAAAAAGCATCCCCCTTTAACGAAAGCGGATATTGAAAGAATTCGTCATCTAATTGAAGTAGATGGCCTTCAACAGTGGAAGGTTGCTGAAATAATGCAAACCTCTGTTGGAACAATCGAGAAAAATTGTAAAAAATATGGTTTAAAGACTCAAAGAGTTGGTCCACGATCCGGTTTCCCCTGTAAGGGTGGCACTTCAATAAATCGAGGATACCGTTATATTTATAATCCGAATCATCCAAACGCTGCAAACGGAAAATATGTTTTCGAACATAGGCTAAAAATAGAAGAAAAGATCGGGCGGTTTTTGTCTCCATCAGAAGTGGTTCACCACATAAACGGGAATAAACTTGATAATCGGATAGAGAATCTCGTTCTTTTTTCAACGAATAATGAGCATCTGTGTTATGAGTATTTGTTGAAAATTCAGTCCCTAACCGTTGAGGGAAGGAAACGTTTTCAAGATGCTCTTGACAAAATTCCAAATAAAGACGTTCAACCGTCATCCATCCGCTCGATGTTAAAATTCGATGATTGTCAGCAGCCTCAAACCAAGAACCATTAGATAAAGTAACTCTATAAC